ATGCGTCGTGCGGTGCGCCAACACCAACGGCTAAAACAAAATGGCGCTCAATTAAGGCACTTCCATTAGGAATATCGTTGGTCCGTCCCTCGAAAGGAAAAAGAATCACCACTGCGGCGCGAGGATGGCCCGGCGCATTTCAGCGTCGTAGCTTTCCTCCCGTTGTGGAGTTCGAAAATATGAGCGGTTGTTTAATCCGCACAAGATTCGGTGCAAATTGGAACCTTCCGAACGAAAAATCGTCCCCGGCAGCCTCTGAAATAACCAGAGGATTGGGCCATGGGATTGGAGTGAACGTTGCGGTGGTTCCGTACTGGGCCGTTGAAAATGGCCTGTACCTGAGTTCCAAGAACCTGCGGGCTCTTGGGTTGTTGTGTGCGATCGCCTTGATGGTATCACTTTCTGAGAGAGATGGTGTAGTGATTAGACGAATCGGGAAGTTAGTTGATGATGGTACACTAACTTCGAGATGTGTGCCTGACTCTCCAATCTTGCGAACTCCTGCATCCGAAAGCATCATGCCAGAAAGTCCAAAATCGTAATTTCTGAGCGGAAGCGTTGCGAATGCGTCGTTTGCATAATTGTAGCCATACACATTGACGTCAGGCCGGAAGTATGGCTGACGTGGTGGGGTATCAAGTTCCAGTTCTTGTGAAACTCTGAAATCCCAATAGCCTGTGTCGCCTCGAACCGTTGGATCGGTGAGGTCAGACAAAAGCTTGCCAGTAAATGAACTGGCATTGATGATGTTTGAAGGGTGCGTAGTCAGATGGAAGCGACGCGAACCCCTTGCGTAAGCATACATTGCACCAATATATGACAGATAGGTGTCCAACTCTGTCAAATTTGGTGTTGTGCCACGCGATGTGCCGGTGGGCGCAATGTTTCGCTTATAAATAACCGTATCTTGCGCACCATCATGGGTCCCGAAGTAGTCGAGATCCAATTCCAACACATGATTGGAGGAGGGATAGTCTGATGTCATTGCTCCTGCTGTTGTGACGTTGTGGGGGAACATATAATACGACGGGGCCATACGTTTTGTTAACTGTCGAAGGTTTGTAATCACCTCGCCAGTGCACAATTTTGCACGTTCCGTCGGATTAATGTAATGAGGGGGCATCCACGCCGTGAAGTCAGTCAGGTTCTGAGTAGAATTCTTATTATAAGGATCCTGCATAGACTCCGCCATAACTCGGCGAGGGGATGAGGAAGCTGACGGCCACTCAACCATCTCCAGCGCTTCATCGACTTCATCTAGGCTTTCGATTCTGCGGGTTGGCACAACACCCATTTCTGGTTGATAGTGCGTTGTCCCGTCGAAATACTTGCCAGTATAGTCAATGCGAGCTGCCGCTGCGTTAGCGGGTCGATAGTTTCCAAGTGTGGGTTCTGCAAACGTAATGTCCTTGCCAGCACCTGTCCACAACAGCATATTAACTGAAGATGCTGCAGTAGATGGGGCAACTAGCTTGTTCAAAACAAAAATGACAATTGCGCCATTTGCGCATTTGCGAATTCGTTCGCGTGGTTGCACTCCGGAAGTTTCGGAGTTGATGAGGTATTCCATTGCCGCGTTATCCAACATGGTGTTCAGATATGGTGTGTTGCCCATGTACGGTACTTCAAACTCAATGTGAGATGAGTCTGTAATATCCCAAACGATATTGAAATTGTTGCCAATCTCTGTAACCGAAAAGGTTCCGAGTGGGTCGAAATCTGGAACGTAGGCTAAGACAAGACGACCAGCGTGAAATGGTGTGGCAACACAATCCATTTTATTGATCGAGCCAGCCCAATACTTGAACATTGATGCGACGTAAGCCATAGGGGTGGGGATGTATTGGCCCCAAGACACATTCTGTGCTCCAGCCGCATTTACCGACAGGCCTGGCATGACCGGCCAATAAGATAGGACTGAACCAACAGCTGCAGTGTCGGGCCAAATGAAAGAGAGCGCGATTGAAAGCTTGGACGCGATATAGTTGATATCCATTTCGTCGTGATCCTCACCAAATACAGGCGCGACTGGAATGTCGAACCCTTGTGAGAAGGTGAGTGGAACGGCAGTTGATGGGGAATCAAAATGCGCGTAGTTTGGTTGCTGATGAGAAATGAGTCTAGTTGGACCTGTCAGATCCGGTGGAGATGAGAAGCCAAATGCTCTCGCTGCGCGAGACGCTATCGAAGAAGCCCATGAAACAGGCTGTGCAATCGGGGCCAGTAGTGGAAAACTACTTAGGGCAGTTGCAACGGTTGAGACTGAGTCCAACCCTTCTGATAAGTAATGCTTGGAATTAGCTTCTGACACCTCTTCACGACCTTCGGCGTACGCAATACGATATTTTGCGTCCGTGACTAGAGATCGCCGTAAAGGCGTGGTTTGCGATGCAGTTTGAGTGGGTACACCAAGTCGAACGTTTTCGAATCTGGCCTGAACGGACATGACCACGCGTATCGACGTCGACGCAGACGTGAGGGGGGATAGGACTGAAACGGCCAACGTTCCCAAACCATACTGTCCAATTGTGTCCCATTGAGAAATGGGGGCGCAAAATGGTATGCGCAGTTCGACCGGCGATGGAATTGCTGGGTCGTACACAACATGTGGAAGTTGAGTCTGAGTGATGATGTTGTAGGGCGCTGCACGAGCTTGGCGCTCGTTGCGACCTGTTTCAAAAGCCATGATCAATCTACCAGATTGGAACTGGATAGGCGAACCAAACAGTCGTACGATAATATCGAACGACATGAACTGGTACCGCGAAACCTTTTCCAGCTTGATAGCTGAAAGGTTCAGCAAATCAGTGGGCAGATGGTAGTACGTCAATACGTCTCCGGCACCTGAAACCGACGTCCACAAAAAGTTAGTGACGAAAGTAGGGCGGGCCATAAACGACTTGATGTCTGACGAAATCGTGTGATCCACGGTAAGCGCGGATGTGTCTGCCTGGGTAGTGAGTGGCGACGACGCTTCCATCTCTGATGGTAGGGAGTCGATGAACGTTGTAAGTCCTTGTTGCTCTCGATGAGCGGAATTGGGTTCGAAAATGGTTTCTCCTGCAGATGAACTGGAGCTTGCGGCATCAGCTGCGATTGCTTGTTTAGTGGGGGTTGTAGATGAGTACTTTGTTGATGATGTTGTTGATGTAATAGTGGCGGTTTTCATATACAAGTTCCTTTAAAACCATTGCTGGAACAGGATGAATTTTGAAAAAGAAATTTAAAACATAGCAATAACAATAATAAAGATTTCATAAACTATAAAAGTGATAAGATCACATGTTTTAAAAGTTTTTGTTGGAATTGATGAGGACCTCCGGTAGTCTGGGAAGTCTCTCATACAGGCCAACAGCAGACAGAGCTTTTTCAATTTGCTCTGTTGTTTTTCCTGTAGGATCGGTGTATGCAAGCTCGATAGCGGCGGTGCGGCAGTTGACTAGAGTGGCAGTAACATTGTCCATAGATTTCCGGGTGTAATTGGCCATCTCTCTACATGTTTTAATGTCGAGTGGGGCCCTCCAGTGTCCGTCAATGAAAACGAAACCGCGTTTGAGGAATGATGCGTCTGTGATGAGTCCGTCCTCCTTAAAGTCAAATGATTTGTCGATGGCGGTATACGTCATACCCACGTCTTTGAGAGCGTGTGCAACGTTGGTCGATGTGAAGTCTGGAAATGCGTGCGAGACAGTGAAGATGTTGTCGTCTCCATACAGTCCCATACGAACGTTCTTGATGAAGTCTGATGGTCCAGTACCGCAAATTTTCTTCCACGCATAGTAGAAGGCGGCGGCATTGACATTGTTGTTGATCTGTGTGGTTCCAAAAACTCCACTAGGGTTAACACCGTCCAGTCGATACAAATCACCCTTCACAAGAAGTGTTGGGAATTTGATGCCTTGGGCGATGCCCTCGCGGATATAGCGATCTTCGGTGTTGTTGTTTCCATGGAGCTCATAAAAGTCATCGGCGGGTCGAAGTGCTGCGTCTATAAAACTGGGGCTTTGCGACGAATCAAATCCGACGTAATCCCCCAATTTGACGTTTGTGTTGAGATGGTGGAGATGGCGAACAAGTTGATCCCATTCGGCGGAGTCGGGGTTAATTCCAACGGTGGACCAATTTTTGATGCGATGATTGATGATGTGCTGAAAATAAGCGCCGTAGTACATGCGGATGACAATAAGGAAGTCCATTGGGGACGCACAGAACACACGTGTTTTCATGTCCTCTGGTTTGGAATAATCGCAGCGTTTAAGGCTGCGACGTTCGTCTTTCAGTGATGCTTTGAAAATTGGTGGTTCGATAAGTCCATCTTTGAATTGTTGAATACGTTTGGTAATGGCTTCTCGTAGGTCTGGATGAATGCGTTGTGTTTCGGCGTAAATCCATGCTGTCTTGCCAGGGGCTAAGACTGGTCGCTGCATAGCGCACCAAGGGTAACCAGGTGATGTGGCCAACTCGATGGGTTTCAATACGTTGGGAATGCCGAAGATGGCCTCCTCAATTGTGAGAACGCGCGCGATCGCAGCTTCGCCGGGAACGGTGAGAGCGACAAGGACCTCATGGACTTCAGCCAAAAATGATTCGGAGAGAATTGGTTTGGGCTTGCCCATACCTTCGACGCCGCGAATGAGCGGACAGATGCCATGCACTGGTTTTAGGATGGCTGGGGCTGTTGTTGGTTCGAACACGCCAAAAATCTCTGCATTTGTAACGTCAGTACGAACTGGGTCGAATGGTGGTGGAACGGTACCCAAATACTCAAAATTTCCTTCAAGATAGGTCTGGCGATAGTGAAGTGTGGTAACTTCTGGTGGCACCAATGAGTGCGATTTCGGAAAGTTCTCCAAGAGATAATCCACCATTGAACGTGTTACAGCAATGGCAAAGCCAGTGGTGGCAACGCCAGCGCCGTGAATACCCAAGATTTTGCGGGCGATCATGCAATTAACGACAAGAACGGGACTTCCGCAATCACCAAACGTGGTTTCGGCGTGTTCATATTCGAATCCTCCCGTGATGGGAATGATCTGATCTCCGAAAGTGGAGTGGACTGCTTCTGTCATCTTCTTGCCTTTCACAATGACTGCTGGGTGCATCTTTTTGTCTCGTGAGAGAATTTTAAAGACGGCACGGTCAAAATTGAGGTCCTCGTCGGTGCAGAACTGATGAACAATATCTACATGAGCGCGAAGCTTTGGAAAACGCACCATAGCAATGTCGTGATCGGGGTGACGGGCGTAAGCCACGTCTTTCATGACGATCTCCACGGGCGTGTAAGTTCCGGGGAAAGTTGCGAAAACTGGAGAGCTTGTGTTGAGCAGCTGGTCAAGAGAATGTTTGTTCATGAGACAGCTTTGGTCTTTGACAAAAAGTCCAATCGCACAATGTTGGCCGATGGAAACTCCATTGCCGATGTAAAACATGGCAAGATTGTCTGAGACTTTGCTAGAAACGTCTTTGCAATTTGCGTCAGTCACGGCCTCGGCTTTCGGGGCGCGCGGGATTGTTGTTTGGGTGCGCATGGCTGGAGTTTTTCCAGCATGGGTCCACGATTCTGAAGCGATCTTCTTCCTGATTGCGTCTGACATTTCTGTGGCAATGGAGGTGGGAAGAACGTTGTTCTCAACGCATCGTACGACTTCGGTATAACTTTCTGCGGACGGTAGCTTTCGCTGCTCTTCTTCTGGAAGGATTCCAAATAGGGCATTGTAGCGGTCTGCGGATATATAACCGTAGTTGTGTGCCAATTTGTAAATGGCAATTTTGATAGCGGTGAACACGGCAAAGAATGCGTATCCAGCAACGATTTTCTGAAACATACCTGCGTGAGGTTGTGTAACTCCATCCCACAAATATTTCATCGATGATTTGATGACGTACTCCCAGATCCAGCCGCCTGCGTCTTGTGCTTTGTACATGAGTTCCCTCATGCGGCCTGCGAATGTGGCGCAGGCTTGAGCGCGAGCGAATTCAAAAGGATCAACGCTGGGTTGGCCGGTGGTAAGTTCGGGGTGGAGAGAGTCGTTGTGACCATCATAGTATGAAAAATGGGCTTCCATAAGCTCAGTGCGCTGTTTGTAGCACATTTTCGTATATGTGGCTTTGCGGAATTTCTCGACGTTTTCAGGTGTGATCTCGAGAGGTGCGGTGGAATTTCGTAGATGATCGGCCAACCAAGGGTCGTATAATCCTAGTCCATGTTTTCCACCAATTGTGTCAAAGACAAGCTTGGCTTCTGGCGTGAGGCAAGAGACCAAATCCATTTTGATGATAGATGGAATGTCCAGGACTAAGCCCGTTGGCCCATGCTGACCGCTTAATGTTTCGAGCAGCATAGCTCGCTCCAAGGATGATAAGTGCGGCGTAGGCTCCATGGTATATGGGACCATGGCGGTACTTTGGGTTGGTGAGAAAAGACCGTCCAAAAGAGAATGTGCCTCCGCCATGCGGGGAACAGCTTCTGTGGCTGACCCAATGATTGTTGTCTTAACTTGATCGGCGTTGCGGGTGAAAGCCGGATTCTGGATGAAACTCATCATGTCATGGTGCTCGGGAAGTGGTACATCGATGATAGGTGCTGTGCGAACTCTGTTCAAACTTGCGGCTAGACCAACAACTTTCTGTCCTTGCGCGTGCATTTTCATGCGTGCCAAAGTGACGAGTTGGCTGTAGGTCAGTTTGATGTCTGTAAGTTGATCATCCTTCACCAGGGTAAAAGTATAACACTCAGTGTTAACTTCAGCACCCACGATGATGGTGGGATCGCGCTCGACTTTGACATGGATGTCAATTCGTCGTTTCAGCGCATCGCCGCAAGTGATGGACTTAGCATCAATGATTGGCTGGTTGGATGTGCATACCACAAGGGGTGCCTTGAAGTATGAATTTTTCTTCTCAGAGAGTGTAGCCTTGGGAACCTGGAAAGCAGCTGAATTTTTAATTCGAAACATTTCCAGAACCTCCGGGTTAGGGTTCGCGACGCTATCGGAGCGTTGCAAGAAGTCATCATAAATGACGGCAAGGATGGCGTTCGTGAAACCCTCCCAATATTCGAGTGCAGGATTTCGAGTGTAAATGAAATTTGCAATATCAACATTGGGTTGTGTGACAACGTCAGGATGATCTTTGATAATGTCCGTGATGAGCAGCGTAGTGGCAAGAGATTTGCCACAGTTGGATGCGCCGTACATGTAAATGACGACGGGTTCAACACGAATGCCAACATCTTTGTGTGGCGAATTACGTACAGCCTCCATCCATGCTTCCACGCGCTTAGAAACCACGCGTATGGCAGGGGAGAATTTGTCGCGCAAACGCCGACGGTCCGCTGTGACGTACACCCGTTTGAGTGTTTCGTCCATGGCCCGTACGTGAGCACAGATGTCTCGGTTCGTATCGATGAGCTTATATGACTCGGTCTTTTCGAAATCTTCGACAGCCCTGGTGAGTTGGTCGAATTCGTCGAGTTCCAAGAGAGCTTCGTCGAAATCTGGTGGTGTACCGTAAATCTTTTCGTAAATGAAAGGGAAAAGATCTTTCCACGCGTCTTTGATGATGCGTGTAACGGTTCCAACTCCTGAAAGTGTTGTGCCCAAACCTGTGATGCGCTGCAAAATCGCAAATCCAGCGACAGCTGAGAGTTTGTTGACTCCCAAGATGGTTAAAAGGATGAGACCGACAGCATGTGGAACCCACGTAAATGAGCTTTGGGCCATAGGTTGCGATAAAAAGGCGGCGATTGTGGACGCGAACAAAGATGAAAAGTTGGCGGCAATGGCGGTAATGGATGCACACGCAATGAATGTTGATGGCTGTGCAAGCAAAATGGAGATGTTGGCAAGAAGACCTGTGATAGATCCCAACTTTTTGATGACCTCGGCGGCCGCTCCACTTGTGCCGAATGATTCGAACAGTGATGAGAAGTCGGGGAGATTGTGATTGATGTTTAGATCAATCCCAAATTGAGATTTGATTTCGAGAGGACGCAAAAGTTTGATGTATTTGAGAGTCCAGTGGTCTTTCACCGAGAAAATGAGCGTGAAAACACGGTCATTAAAACGATATGTTTTTCTGATCTGAGATCCAGAGTGCTCAAAGAGGGCTGATGTGCCCTGTTTGGCAAGCGTCGCAAGACGATTGCTGAATAGATGAGTTCGGTTGACTAGACGTTCGGCTGAGAGATCAGCTTCGGCGAGAATGGGGCGCTCGCTGGTGAATGAATGAACAGCACAATCTTCGAATGTGGCAAAGATGCGGTGGTGTTCGAGACGGTTAGCGTGAGCATATGCTTTCTCGATGTCTTTTGTGGAAAAATTGCACTTCTCAATGTTGGTACAGCGGAAATGCAACTTGTCCCATAGATCAGCGGCGGATAAGCCGTATTTGTTGCGGAATGCTGCAACACTGCAACGACGTGTGGTGTAGGATCCATTGAAGGATGCACTTTCAAGCGCGGGCAACCAAACGGTTGATGAACCGAGTTGGATGCGCGTGCTTTGGTCGTAATCGATGACATTGAAATTGTCAAAAGAGTGTTTTGTTGCAAAGTGTTGGCATGAGCATGATTGGAGAAGATGGCGCGTGCGGCTAACGTTCTGGTGCACAGTAACGTCTGTACCTCTGTAGTTAGTTCGGTGTGTTGGTTCTGAGCGGAAGCGTTGGCGGCGGCGGCGGTGGTAGGGGTAGCATTGATCGGTTTTCCTGTAAGTGTTTTCGGTAGTTGTATTTGTCATTTTGTTTTTACAATATGATGTACACTATAAAACGTTTATTGTCCATTAAATAGCGGCTCAAAAGAGTGAGCTCTCATTTGGCTTGGAAAGCACCATAAGATGTTAGAATGGTTTTTGCATCGGATTCATAGAGTTAAGCTGATGAAAAGATGGGTTGGGAAGGAAATGGTGAGCTAGAGCTGTCTATGCACATAGACTTATGACTCTATCACAATGGCTAAGTTCCTACAGGAACTCCAAGAGAACTTAGCTTGATTGTACTTTGTCTCTTATTAACAAGGGGGGTTATTTGTTAATAACGACGTCTCTGATCAGGAGACTAGATGGGGATTAGAAGATGAAGAAGGTGTGTCTAGATAGATATACTAAACGTGAGAAGGCACGGCTTAAACCGAATTTCTTCCTCGAGTAATATGTAGTTGTAGACAAGTTCTCAGGTTGTACACCCAAAGAACACAACATACTTTGATAAGAAGGCGAAAATTTGGGATCGCAGTGGTCAGTTAAAACGAAAATCAAGTAAGATTGGTTTTGTTTTTGTGGGGGTACCTTTTAATCGTCAACAAAATTCCTAAATGAAGCATTGAATCGCCTTAGAATGGATGCGGTATAGCAACCCTCATCGCATGATTAAATGAACCCGTTAGGGCACCATACGGCAAGGTTAGAATCAAGAGTCTTTACACATAAAGTGCTAAACCACGGGGGCAGATAAACGCAAAACTAATTAGTAACGCAATAAACTGAGTCTGATAAAACACAAAATGTTGAAATAATGTTGTTTAAAATGGAGGGGGCATGGGAAGGTAACCCATGCCTCGCATTTT